CTACAGATGGGGCTTATGATCCTGCTACTGGTAGTAGGTCAGGAGAGGCTACAACAGATTATCCCATACTAGGCTACTTCTACAACTATGCACTAGGGATAGCTGGAAACACCGATGAAATCGTAAGAGGGTCTCGTAAGCTTCTTATCTCTGCTCAAGGGTTAGCTATAACTCCTGATGATGAAGATCTCGTTATAGGTAACGGCGACACTGTAAAGATAATACTTGTGACCACTATCTTCTCTGCTGGTATTCCTATCTGTCATTTGTGTACTGTGCAGGAGTAATCATGGCTAAAACTAAACTTACAGGTACTTTTGAAGAGGTCATATCAGACTTAGATACTATAGCAGAAGATGCTGTCAGAGAGATGTTAGTGCAGTCTATAGAGTTCTTAGTGTTAGAGTCTCCTGTAGATACAGGTGCCTACATTGAGTCTCATACGTTAAGTAACACTGCTGGTGCTCCAAGAAGTAGGTCAGCTAGAGGTCGTAAAGGAAAGTCTGGGAAGCCTTCGGTAGCTAGAGAACAACTTATGTCTGACCTTGGTAAGTTAGACTTAACTAAAGACGTCTTTAACATTAGAAACAACTCTCCTCATGCCAGTATAGTTGAGAACAACCCAAGAGGGAACATCCCTAGAGCTGGTGGTCAAGGTGCGTCTCACGTATACACAAGACTAGCTAACATCCTTGGTGGCGCAACAGTAGATACAGGGGCTGAGTAATGGCTAGTATACATAAAACCATCAGAGCTGCACTAGAAAGTCGACTAGCCACCCTAGCCACTGCTAATTCTTTTTCTGTAGCTTACGAGAATGTTTCCTTCAACCCTATCACCGGCACCTCTTTTGTTCAGTGTGAGTTTATTCCCACGCAGCGTGTAAGAGCAGCAAGAGGTCCAAACGCTCAGATACTTTATAGGGGCATCTTCCATATAAACGTACATGCACCAGAGAATGCTGGACCCGCCGCAGCAGAAACCCTAGCTGAACTAATAATTGACAACTTTGAGTCAAACACTGACGTCTCTTACACAAGTGGCGGAACAACAACCATCGTGTCTATAGATTATACTGAAAGGGCTCAGGGCCTATTAGACACACCTTGGTACTATATACCGATCACAATCGGCTGGTACATTTATAATTAGGAGAATAACACATGTCCACCTTCGCACAGGGTTCACGGTCTAGCCTAAGCTACATTACTGAATCCACATTCGGGACTACCCCTTCTGGAAACTTCCAGAACATCCCATTTACTTCACACGGTCTGAACCTGACTAAAGATTTGGTTGCTGGTACAGACATTCAAGCTGACCGTATGCCTCGCCATGAACGTCACGGCAACAAACAATCTGCTGGTGATATTGTATGTGACCTTCGTAAAGGTGACTTCGACCCTTTCCTTGAGTCAGTTATGCTTAACACTTGGACAGATTCAGGCACTAACGACTACCTTACTGTAGGTACAACACCTAAGTATTTCTCCATTGAAGACTACTCTGCTGACATTGATCAATCCCGTTTGTTTACAGGTCAAACTGTTTCCACTATGGGCATCTCTATTGCTCCCAATCAGATGGTAACTACTACCTTTGGTATGGTTGGTAAGGGTATGAGCCTTCCAGCAACGTCAGCAGAGAAGACGCAGGATGCAGCAAGCACTAATGCACCTTTTGATGCTTACTCAGGAGACCTACAGATTGGTAACAATGAGGCAGGGCTTGCATCTTCTGCTATTATTACTCAGATCGACTTTAACGTAACCAACTCTTTCGCACCTACCTTTGTTGTTGGTTCTGATGAAGCGCCAGCACTTGAAGTTGGTCGTGCAGAAATTACAGGATCGTTCTCAGCATACTTTGATAACGCTAATCTGATTAACCGTTTCCTTAATGAAACAGAGTCAGCTATTTCAGTATCGGTTAATGATCCTACAGGTACTAACCCCTACACCTTCCTATTCCCACGGGTTAAGATTAACTCTGCTGACGTAGGTGTAGACGGGCCAACTAGCCGAGTAATCAGCCTTGGCTTCACCGCACTGTACGACACTACCACTGCAACTAACTTGAAGATTACTCGTACAGACTAATCCCTAGCTAGGGCGGGGGGCATTGGTGTCGGGTCTGATGCTCCCCTTTATTTCTACCCGACATAACCCTGACAGGAACCTGACATGGACTTGATGAACTTAAAACCTACCTCCGATACCGTAGAAGTACTCTTAGTACACCCATCTACATTGGAGTCACTCACTAACGCAGACGGTAGTGAAATGTCTATCACAGTATACGCTCCCCACACTAAGGAGTATAAGGCTGTGATGCACGAACATACAAACAAACGTATTGCAAAAGCATCAAAGAGAAAAGCTACTAACTTTTCCGCAGAGGAACTAGAGGCAGACACAATCGACCTCTTAGTTCGGACAACAGCAGCTTGGGATATTACCTACGATGGTAAGAAGCCTAAGCTAACACCAGCACTCTGCAAAGAAGTTTACACAAACTTGTTCTGGATTAAAGATCAGATAGAGGAGGCTGTTGCTGATTCTGTGGATTTTACGAAAGCCTGATCCAAGACTTGCTTGAGTTTGCGGAACATTCCTTCGCACTCAACAAGACTGATGAAAGTGGAACAAGCGAGCGTGAGCATCTGGAACAAGTAGAGAGGCAGACGGGTATTAGACCAAAGGAATTAGAGGGACCAGACTTCCCTTTTCTTTTGTCTCATATCTGGTCTGCCTTTGTTGCATGTAGCAAGGCTAGGACAGGGGGTTTTAGTGGTGCTAACCCTCTGACCTATGAAAACATTAAGTCTTGGATAGAATTAACAGGCACACCCCTAGACCCCAGAGAAGTAGAAGCCGTCAAAGAACTTGACGTAATATACATAAGGACGCAGTAATGCCCACAGTTGATCTTAGATTCGTAGTACACAACAGGAAAGATATTGATCTGGCAACTAAGTCGCTAGTTGCGTTCAATAAGGTCAGCGTTCATCGCCAAAGTAACTACGATGCAGAAGCCGCCGCCGCTAAGAGGGGTATGACGGCTACTGAACGGCTGATTAGGTTAGAAGATAAGCTTATCAAGCAGCGTCTAAGAGACAACCTTGTTGGAGAGGCTAGGACACAGCAGATCCAAGCTCACGAACGTATCTTGCAACAAGAGATAAGAACCCTTCAAGACTACATAGACACCGATAAGGTGCTAGAAAAAGAGCAGAAAGCTGCTATTAGAACCGAAGCAAATTTAGCCAAGCAGCGAGAAAAAACTAAGAACGATACCGAAAAACTTCGGATGACCTATGACAGTACTTACGCTGCTACTAAAAGGTACAAGCAGGGCCTTAAGGATATAGACAGAGCCTTTGAAGGTATGGAAGACGGGCCTGAAAGAGCCTCCCGTGCAATTAAAGCACTAAAAGCTGATTATGACGCTTTCATAGCTGCAAGTAGAAGTGGACAAATTGTAGACGCAGGAAACCAGTTTGCCCGTTACGGGGACCAAGCATACAGAGCCCAGCAGAGAACTAAGAGGTTCTTTTCTGTCGGGATGCAGCAAGCTGGTTATCAGATCAATGACTTTATTGTTCAGGTAGCCTCTGGTCAGAATGCCCTTGTAGCCTTCGGGCAACAAGCTTCTCAGTTAGCTGGTATCTTTGGTACTATGGGTGCTCTTGCAGGTGCTTTTATTGCTGCCGCCTCTGCTATTGGTAATATTATATACCAGTCTTATGCAGCTAGAGAAGGGATCAAGAGTTTTGAAGATGCCCTTAGTGACCTCCGAGATGCTACAGAGGACTACAGAGAAACTAACGAAGACCTTAATCTACAGGACTTAAAAGAGCAGTACGGTAACTTTGCAGACTCTGTGTTGGCTACAAAGGATGCCTACCTTGAGTTAAAGCGAGCTGCTGCTGGTTTTGAAGCCGGTGCGACATTAAAATCCCTAAGAGATGACTTAGAAGCAAGCTTTATGGGCGTCTTAGTCCCTACGGAGCTAATCTCTAACCTTGCAACAGTTTACGGAACTTTCTTTGGACCCATAATGCAGGGGTTAGCAGCTCCTGTTAAACCTATTGGTGCTGCTATGAAGAGGGAGCAGACACAACAAACAATTCTAAAGGGTCAAGAACAACTGTTTCCCGGAAAAGAGGCTAATGAGGCTTACACTGTCGTAAAAAAGTTACAAGAAAACATCATTAACGCCGAAATCTTTGGTAGGTACGAAGACTATAAGCGAGTTGTAGATTCCGTAAATGAGATTGTAGCCCTACAAGATAAGCTTGGTGTTTCTAGGTTAGAAATGACCCAAGCGCAACGTGATAACCTCACTAACTTAATAGAGGTAAAAGATGAGTTAGCAGACCAGATGGCTATACTAGACGGGTCTGCTAAACTAGAAGAAAGTCGTGCAAGGAGTCAAGAAGCCTCAGAAGAAGCCCTTGCAGATGCGAGAAAGAAAGCCCTGAAGGTTCGTGAAGACATGCTCAGACGGCTTGCGGCTATTCAAAAGAAAGCTGATGCAGAGGAAGCCAAGCATAAGTCTAGTATGGCAAAGGCGCTTGAAAAAGCCGCAAATGAGTATCGTCAAGTATTAGAACGTGAAGAAAAGGCCATAGCTAACTCAGAAGTTCAGCTAGAACAGCAGCGGACTAAGCTTGAACTACAACAAGCTGAGTTAGAATACGGTAAAGGTTCAAGTCAGTATGACAAACAAAGGGTTATTTCTGCTAAAGCTCTAGCAAGGATTACTGCGGAGCAAAAGTTTATAGCTGACGGTATTACTGACGCAGAACAAGAACAGATAGAACTATTAGTAGAGGCCGCTGGTGAAGCGGAAACCTTGAGTCAAGCTTTAGAAGACTCTAAAAACAACGCTAGGGATTTAGAGGCGAGTTTAAGTTCTTCGGTAAGCGCCCTTAACAGCCTTATAAGTTTAGGGGACAGTATCGACAAAGCTGTAGCTATTGCAGAAATTCGTCTAGGAACCTTGCAAATCACTGATGATCCTAAAATGGCGCAGATAGCTGCTACGATAGAGGGTTATCGCCAAGACATAACGAAGTTCTACGAAAAAGCCTTTGAAGGTCTAAGTGCTGGAACCCCTGAGTTTCAACAGTTGCTTGACGAAAGGTTTGAAGCTAATCAGAAATTGTATGCGTTGGAGGGCTATCTAGAACTTATTGAAGAAGAGAACGATAGGATAAAAGGGTTGAATAAGTCGGGCGGTAAAGATAAAAAATCACCGGGCTTGATTATGACAGAAGAACTCTTTGCTATGAAGCAGAAGCTAGACTTACAAGAGGCAAGTTTAGGTAAGAGCGAAGAAGAAATCTTGTTTGAGAAGAATAAGTCTCAACTGTTATCAAAGATCACTGATCAAATGGTTGGCATGAGTGAAGTTGATAAGGCATTCTACATACAGCAAGCAGAAGGTGCCGCACGGTATATAACTAATATACAAGAGCAGATCAAGCTTATGCAAGAACATGAACAGCACCAGAAGAACGTAGCAGACACCATAGCTAACAGTATGGGTGACGCACTTACCTCTATAGTAGATGGTACTAAGAGTGTCTCTGATGCCTTTAAAGATATGGCTAGGGCTATTATTGCTGAGTTGTATCAAATCTTTGTTGTTAAACAGATCACAGGTATGATTAGTTCTGCTATAGCCCCGCATGTGCCAGCTCTGCCAGTACCAGCAGCTAACGGTAATGCTTTTAGTAATGGTAATGTTGTACCTTATGCTGATGGTGGTGTCGTAGGTGGGCCCGTTTACTTTCCTATGAATGATGGTCGCACGGGTCTTATGGGTGAAGCTGGCCCAGAAGCTATTATGCCACTCAAGCGTGGTAAGAATGGTAAGCTAGGGGTACAGGCAGACGGTGGCTCTGGTGACGTTATCATCCATCAGAACTTTAACTTTACTGCTAACGGTGACGAGAGCGTTAAGCAGATCATAGCACAACAAGCCCCAGCTATCGCTAACATGACCAAGAAGCAGATAATGGATGATCGCCGCAGAGGTGGTCAGATGAAACAAGCGTTTGGGTAAGGATTAAAATAGATGGCCGACAAGAAAATCACAGAGCTAAGTAATATCGCAGGTGCTGACCTGTCTCTTACGGATGAATTTGTAGTCGTAGATATTAGTGCTGATGAAACTAAAGCTATATCTACTATGGAGCTTAGGAGTGCTATAATTCCCAGTCTTACAACCACAGAGAAGAATGCGTTAATTAACAGAGCTGGTATGCAAGTCTTTGACACTACACTAGGCAAGATGTGTTTTAACACAGGCTCTGCTTGGGAAACTATTACCTCTTCATAACTTCGTTAAGGAAACCTCATGGCACTAAAGACTGCACCAACTGACATAGGATTTGCACAAATAACCCTTAGTGCTATGAATGCTGTTGCCACATCTGAGTCTCCCTTTACTTATAAGCAACAAGTAGTACAACACGTAGGGCAAGCATGGAAAGCCTCTGTAACTATACCACCTGTCAGGAGAGACTTAGGTGAGCCTTGGGTAGCTTTCTTGTTGTCGTTACAGGGACCAGTGCATACCTTTCTCCTAGGTGACCCTAACTGCACAGAGCCTAGAGGTACAGCTATTAACAGCTCTATGACAGCTACGGGTACTGCTGGTGCCTCTTCTGTTACCCTATATATCTCAGATGGGACAACCCTTAAAGCTGGTGACTACATACAACTGGGAACAGCTAGTACATCTAAGCTACATAAAGTCCTAGCAGATGTGTCAGCTACGGGATCGGTGGATATATGGCCTAACCTCAAGGACACTTACTCTGGTGCTGCTGTAACTGTAGACAACGCTAAGGGTGTCTTTAGGTTAACAAGTAATGTGCAAGATTGGCAGATAGGTAACTCTAGTACCTATGGTATCTCCTTTGAGGCTGTAGAGGTGATAACATAATGACTAGGACTATTCCCTCGGTAGTACTTAATGCCCTAGACGATGATGTAATCTCCCCCTTCTTTGCTGTAGAACTCTTGTTTGACAGTCCTGACGAGATTAGGTTGTGGACAGGGGTTGGAGACCTTTCCTACGGAGGGCATACTTGGACAGGTTCAGGTAACTTACTAAACATATCTGAGGTACAAGAGGCATCTGATTTATCTGTTAGAGGTGCAACTATTACCCTTAGTGGTATGACCTCTGAGGTAGTTGCACTAGCCATTACACAGCCATACCAAGGTAGAGTGTGTAACATATATTTTGGCATTACCTCAGACACTACGGCCCTAACCCAAGTGTTTTCTGGCTACATGGATCAGATGAACATACAGGAAAATCCCGATACATCTACTATAGAACTAACTGTAGAAAACAAACTAATAGACTTAGAAAGGCCAAGACTTGCTAGGTACACTTCTGCTTACCAGAAGTCAGTATATCCCGGAGACCTTGGATTAGACTTTATCGAAGACCTACAAGATAAAGAAATTGTTTGGGGCAGAACTGCTAGTTAGGAAGAACACGAATGGGTCTTAGTTTTAAAAGTATCTTCAGGGCTGTTGTTATTGCAGCTATTGTTGTATCGCTCCCCGGAGGGGCTGGCATATTTTTATCTGCTGGGCCGGTCTTTGGCGGATTTACCACTTCCTTCTTAGTAACTGCTGGTTTAGGCATAGCCATGAGTGCCTTGGCACCTAAGCCTAAAGACATAAGTAACTTTGGTGGTAAGTCTAACAGAGGTTATAATGTAACACAGACAGGTTCAGCCTTAGACCACCAAATCATCTACGGTAAGATGAAGACCGCTGGTGTTAGAGTATTTGATGGTACTACAGGTACAGATAACGTACAACTACACAGGGTTTTAGCTTTTGCTGGACATGAGATAGAGTCCTTTGAGCAGATATACATTAACGATGAAGTGGCAACTATAAACAGTAGTGGTAATGTTACCTCTCCTAGTCGTTATAGTGGGCTAGTCACAATCAAGGAACACTTAGGTACATCTACCCAAGCTGCCGATAGTAGCCTAGTTAGTGCTGTATCTGGTTGGACAGGGAACCATAGACTTCGTGGTATTGCTTACCTGTATGTTAAGTTGACCTATGACACAGATGCCTTCCCTAATGGCGTACCTGAGATTAGTGCTGTCATTAAAGGTAAGAAGGTATATGATCCTAGAACCTCTACTACCGCTTGGTCTGATAACCCTGCTCTATGTGTAAGAGACTATCTAACAGTTACAGGATACGGATTAGGTGAAGCTGTTGCTAACATAAATGATACTGCCTTTACCACTGCTGCTAACATATGTGACGAGACTAACACAGACGCTGGTACAACACGATACACAGCTAATGGTGCCTTCACCACAGGAACTACACCACAAGACCTCTTAGAAGGGCTTATAACGTCTATGGGGGCTACTCTGTGGTACACTCAAGGTGCATGGAACGTAAAGGCTGCTAAGTGGTCTGCTCCTGTATTAGACCTTAATGAAGACGATCTTAGGTCAGGAATAAGACTAGCAACTAGACACTCTCGTAGGGATAACTTCAACACAGTTAATGGTACGTTTAGGGGTGACGAAAGTAACTGGCAAGTAACAGACTTCCCACCTGTAACTAACGCTGCCTTTGTTACTGCTGATGGTGGCCTAGAGTCTACTTTAGACATGGAATTACCATTTACGGACAACTCAATAGAATCTCGGCGTATAGCTAGAATTATGCTTGAGCGTAATAGACAACAGCTACAGTTTCAAGCATCCTTTGGTCTTAGGGCTTTTCAAGTGCAGACAGGTGACAATGTAAGGATCACTAACACTAGGCTTGGGTGGACCAACAAAGAGTTTGAGGTTGTCTCTTGGACATTTGGGTTACAGAATGAGTACGATCTACAAGTAGAAATGACCCTAAAGGAAATATCTGATAGTGTCTTTGATGAAGTCAACGATGGTATAGTCTACGAGAGGGATAATACTACTCTGTTGTCTCCCTTTACTGTTCCTACCCTTGGGCTAACCTTGGGGTCAGAACTGAGGAGAATCAAGGGTAAAGTACTGGGGGTTATGACCATAGATGTTACAAACACTACTAACATTATGGACACAGCAGAGGTTCAATACAGAAAAGTAGGAGATACAAACTACACATCTTTAGGTACAATCGGGGCTTTTGTAGGTACAGACCGTGTAGAGGTCGTAGGTATAGAAGATGGGTTTTATGATGTAAGGGCGAGAGCTACTAACTCTTTAGGTGTTCACGGTCCATACAACACTCTGGCTAATCAGTTTGTAGAGCCTTTAGGCGCACCTCCTGCTGATGTAACTAACTTCTCTGGCAACCTTGTTGGAGGCAACTTATTCCTAAGCTGGACACCAGTACCTGACTTAGACTTAGCTCACTACATCATTAGATACTCTAAGGCTATTTCTGGTGCTTTATATAACTCTTCTGTCCTATTAGCTGAAGTACCTTCAAATAGTAGTACTTTATCTCTGTCAGATGCAGGTCCGGGCACTTACTTCATAAAAGCTGTAGACGATACCGCTAGTGGGTCTAATAGCTCAGTTAATGCTGCCAAGTTTGTTATCACCAGCGTTGGTATGGAAGAGCTAAATGTTGTAGCCACGCTTACAGAACATCCTTCTTTTAGCGGAGTTAAGTCAAACGTAGAAAAGGCTGACAATAAGTTGCTACTTATAAGTGAGCTTTTTGATTCTGCAACGGGGGACTTTGACGATAGGCCCAATAATTTTGACACTGTAACTACCTTTGAAAGTTCTGGAATATACTACTTTGCTAACAACCTTGACATTGGTTTTAAAGCTACTTGCAGGTTAGGCTATAGTTTTGATTCCACTAGGTTTAACAATGCTGATACCTTCGATCTACAGTCTACACTTTTTGACTCTACGGCAGGGGAATTTGATACTGTAGGGTCTGATGCAGATGATACATCTGTTACCTTAGAGTTGAGGCACACTGACGATGATCCCTCTGGAACACCTACTTGGACTGATTGGCAGTCATTTTCCGTAAGTGATATAACCGCAAGAGCTTTTGAGTTTAGGGCAATACTAGGTTCAACAACCGAAACTTCTTCCCCTCAGATAAGTGAACTGTCTGTTGAAGTGGACATGCCTGATCGGGTAGAAGCGGGTTCTGACATAACCTTTACAGGAACCACTAACGTAACCTTTACAAACGCTTTTGCTAATGTGCCAGCTATAGGCATATCCTTAGCTGATATGACAGATGGTGACAGATACACAATCACAAACAAAAGCCGAACTGGTTTTACTATGAATATCTTTACTGGTTCGTCAGTCAGTACAAACGCTGTAACCCTAGACTATGTAGCTAAGGGCTACGGAAAGGAACTAACGTAATGTCGCAGCATGACTTTAATATTGCTAACCAAACTTTTCCTGCCACTAGAGCAGATATAAACGATGCTATCTTGGCTGTTGTTTCTAATTCTTCTGGTGATGCAGAGCCTTCTACTACCTATGCTAATCAGTGGTGGTATGAGACAGACACTAACACTCTTAAGATCAGGAATGAGGCTAACGATGGTTGGGTAGATGTTATCACCTTAGACGCAAGTATGACCGCTGCTGCTAGTGAGCTAAATCAACTAGATGCCATTACTAGAGGTTCTATACTTTATGGTAATGCTAGTGGAGAGACTGCTAGACTAGCGGCTGGCGGTGCTGGTACTGTCCTTAGCTCAGATGGTACTGATCTATCTTGGGCTGCTGCTACACCTACACTGACTAGAGGTCAGATTATATATAGTAATGCAAGCGGTACTACAGCAGCACTAGCTCCCGGAACAGCAGGTCAAGTTTTAACCTCAGACGGTACGGATATATCATATGATGATCCTGCGGGGGGTAGTACAACCCTCGGAGACGTTGGTACTTATGCTTTTCTGGCAAGAACATCAACAGCATCAGGTAGCACAATATCTGTGGGGTCGTCATACTCTGGCAGTTCTCTGACATATGCTGGTGTATCTAGGTCTGGGGGTAATAATATAATCATCGCCCCAAGTGGATCACCTTCTGGAACTTGGAGAGCAATGGGGCACGTTGGTTCTGCGTTTACTGGATTCAACCAAAGAGCAACTTCATTTGTGAGGATTTCATGATGCCCATTACAATTACACAAGTGCGTAATGCTCAATCACTTAACTCTGATAACACTCGCTTTGATGTAGAAATCAATCACCCTGATTACGGGTGGATACCCTACACCTTAGACCCCTCCGACACTGACAACACTGTAAACAACAGCGAGTTAATGTCTTTGATAGGTACAGATTTCACAGCTTACGTTGCACCCACTCAGGAAGAGTTAGACGCAGAAACAGCAGAGCAGGTTCGTTCTGATCGTGACTACAAGTTGCTTACCGAGGTTGACCCCTTGGTTTCTAACCCCTTACGTTGGGCAGAACTTACATCTGATAAGCAAACAGAGTGGTCACAATACAGAACAGACCTGTTAAATGTGCCACAACAATCAGGGTTCCCTAACACAATAACATGGCCTGTAAAGCCAGAGTAGGACACAGAACATGAGCCAACACGACTTTAACATTGCTAATCAATTATTTCCTGCTACTAGGGCAGACCTTAACAGTGCTTTCGTAGCTTTAGCTTCTAATTCCTCTGGTGATGCAGAACCTACCACTACCTATGCTAACCAATGGTGGTATGAGACAGACACTAATACCTTAAAGCTCCGTAATGAAGCTAACAACGCTTGGATTCCCATTTGCGTATTGGATCAGTCTAATAACAATGTGTTGTCTATCACTACACAAGGACTAGCTCTTGGGGCAACAGCTATTACTGCATCTGGGGCAGACATTAATGTTTTAGACGGTTTAGCTAGAGGCTCTATTATATACGGCAATAACTCTAGTGTAACCTCAGAACTTGTCAAGGGTGGTGCTAATACGGTATTAACTTCTGATGGTACAGATATTAGTTGGTCTGATGGCCCCCCAACACTGACTAGAGGTCAGATTATATATAGTAATCCGAGTGGCACCACAGCAGCACTAGCTCCCGGAACAGCAGGTCAAGTTTTAACCTCAGACGGTACGGATATATCATGGTCCGGTGGGGCTGGGTTACAAAAGGTTATTACGACCCCTTTGAGTAGTTGGTCAACGGGCACGACTTACACCTTCACCCATAACTTAGGTACTACTCCCGCTGCTGTCATACCTTGTTTCACAGCAAAATCTGCGAACAATGGATATTCGACTGGTGACGTTATTATGACGGGGAATGGGTATCGTTATGCGGGTTGGGGTATCTTTGTAAACAAGGTGGCGACAAACACTGTTCAGCTCCTAGTTGGTAACCCCGGAATACGGTGGTATAACCCAAGCGGAAGTCTGTTTTATATTCAAAATAGTACATACTGGAGTCTTTCCTGTAACGTGATCGGATAACTTTACAATCACATGACCCACTAAAATATCTTAAGGAGCAACCAATGGGATACAAACTAGGACTACGAAGTAA